TTTTTTAAATCACTGTCATCACACAAGATAAATATCATTACTGTTTGAGGCAACCTCAGGCTCACAAAGGCAACAAAGGCAAAGACAATGGAAGACGTAAAGGCGATAGAACTCATAGGCAAACTAACTCAACGTTTCACACGTACCTGTCCCCCCGCACCAGAATACCAATCCAGACTCGCAGAGGAGTTTGAGATCATTCTTGATCTCCGGTTTGTGGATTACTTCCTTCAAATCCGTGATATTCTTGATCTTACTCAAGACATTCCTCACATGACTCGAGGCTCGGCTGGTTCCAGTCTGGTGTGTTACCTTATGGGCATCACTGATGTTGACCCCATCCAGTGGGACATTCCTGTGGCTCGATTCCTCAATCCCAAGCGAGATGACCTACCTGATGTGGACATTGACTACCCACACTATCGTCAGGAAGATGTAATGAATCGCATATACAAAAAATGGCCTGGCAAGTCTGCTAGAATATCAAACTATGTATTGTATCAAGACAAGTCAGCCAAACGTGAGGCAGCCAAAAGACTAGGGTACCGGGGACGCTTGCCCAGGAAGTTCACCTACGAATCATTGGGCATTGATCCCGTTGAGGCAAAACGAATAGAAAACAAACTGAAAGGCAAAAAGAAATGTATATCAAAACACTGTGGAGGCATCTTAATGTTTACAAGGCAATTACCAAAATCTTTAATATCACAAACCAATCAAATACTACTAGACAAAAACGAGGTGGAGGATCTGGAACATCTCAAAGTGGACATCCTGGCCAATCGAGGACTCAGCCAACTGTTGGAAATAGATCCACAAACAAAATTATTCGAATATCCCGAGATAGACGAGGCTACTTCGTCTTTGTTGAGTCGGGGAGACGTGTTGGGAGTTACCCAGGGAGAATCTCCAGCCATGAGAAGACTGTTCCGAGCCATACGCCCTCAGTCAATGCTTGACTGTGTGTTTGCCACAGCATTGATACGTCCAGTGGCCATGGAAGGCAGACGCAAGGCAGCGTTCTTCAATGATTGGTCATCTGACAGAATATCAGATGTGGTGGTGTGTGAAGATGATGCCATTGTGCAGATTGCCAAACTCATAGGATGCAATCACTATGATGCAGACATGTATCGCAGAGCATTTGCCAAGAAGAATGAAGAACGTGTGATGGAGTTTATGACCAGACTGGGCGATCATCCACGCAAGGATGAAATATTTCGCACACTGCAATCACTGAGTGGTTTTGGACTATGCAGAGCACATGCTGTGAACTTGGGCAGACTGATATGGGCACTGGCCTATCAAAAGGCACACAATGTGCAAGGCTTTTGGCAAGGTGCTCTCAAACACTGCCGAGGATCCTACAAGCGTTGGGTGTACAAGACAGAAGCCAAACGTGCTGGATTGACACCCACAACTATTTCCAAAACAGATCGTTGGGACGATCCTGTGTATCAATACAAGCGATATGGTTGGTGGTCAAACAAATCTTTCTTGCCAGGCTTTTATACCAAACATCTATATCTTGACCGTGTGGAATTTTGCGGTTTAATTGCGAATGGAAGGGTCTACAAAGCTGGAAACAAGAAGTATGTAACATTTGTCACACTAGGAATAGACAACGGCTACTACGTAGATATCACTGTAAATCGACCCTTTTCATACACAGACAACGATGTGGTGCGTGGTATTGGTAGAATCAAACACTTGAACAATTCAGATTACATTGAAGTGATTGAATGTGAATCAATTTCTATTGATAAGTTTTATAATTGATTTTGTAACTGCCATCTCTGTTGTGATGTTTGCTGTTGTAAGCTGCAAATTCAATGCACATGATGTAACCATATCCTTCAGCAGTTAATTTCTTATACCACCAAATAAAATCTTTAATGCGTTCCACAGTTTAATTTTTTCCTAGGAATTTGAAATAATATTTTTAAGAAGACCTTTTCGTCTGTACGCATACAAATCAAATTCTCTGCCAAAATTATCTTTAGGTGTAATCACGTGATTGTTAATTTTTATAGGGTAATTATGATCTTTATCAAAAATATAATAATACTGTAATTGTTTGATATGATCTGGCAAAAGATATAATGATTGAGATACTTCAAACACAAAATCAATAATTTTTTGTTTATTAGCGTACATGTAATCATATGAAGCTGAGTGTAGGACATGTCCGACGCCAACAAATTGATCATTTTCAAGGGCTAGTCCAGTACGTAGATAATGAGAAACTGTGTCTCTGAGTAGGCAGAAGTGTTCGTGTATATCAGGACATGACGATATACTTTCGAATAACTTATTATAATATTCAGCGTAACTGATACCCTGTGCTCTTAACTGTTTAGAAATTATCTGACTATATCCTGAAATATGGAAATGTATTATCATCCACCCATACATATAACCATCTATCATATCTTCAACAGACATGGTGTTAGTACTTTGGATAAGAGTAATTGTTTCAACAATGTCTTTACAATCATTTTTGTTGTACGGATTCATATAATCTTTACTGTCGATGCTTTTGATTCCGTATTTCTCAATGGTTTCAGGTTGAGACAGTTCACTGTTCCGCAACAACTGCGCCAACCACATGTCGATATTTTGATGTTGCCCCATCTCTAGCAAGTCTGTAAATCCTTTTTTCCAACTATCAAGTGTCTCTTCAGGTAAACCAAGTATGACCTCTGTGTAAGTAATGACTCCATACTCTTCACTTTTTACCATGAGATCTTGTATGTTGTTGACCTGCATGTTTTTTCTTTTAATAGCAGTCAATGTTGGTTCATGCATACTTTGAACACTAACTGTTACTCCTCTACTGATATCCCCTAGGACTCTAGCAATTTCAAAAACTACTTCTGTACTGTTCTTTGCATATTGAATATTGACAGCATCAAGTAAGGATTGATCAGCAACTCTTTTAAGTATTTTTGCAATTTCAAGATCTCTTTCTTTAAAAATACCAAAGTTGGCATCTGCACAAAAAGCATAAGTCACCGGCTTTCCTATCATCCACATCAAATCCGATTCAATCCGATCCATGAGAAACTTTTTAATTTTACTGTGTGTTACAGATCCCCAATCACAAAATGTACACGAATACGGACATCCTCTGTTTGTTTCGAAAGTTACTGCCCACAAAGCATCAGGATTGCGTTTTATGATATCGTCAAATACGCCAGTTGTGTAAGGACTAGGAATGTCTAAAAAATCTAATCTTTTCTTATTATAAAATGTTTCTACTGTTTCATCCTTGATCATATCTCGTAAAATTTCTAAAAAATTTTCTTCACCTTCTCCCATAACAACACAGTCTATAAAAGGTTGCTCAAGATCTTTTTTAGCGATTTGTGGTCCGCCGAACACAATAACACAATTAGGCCACTTACTCTTGATTAGTTTTGCCATATGGAAACAGTATGTAGTGTTCCATACGTAACAACTAAAACCACATATCACTGGATCTTGCATCCGGTCAATAATATTTTTTGGTTCCTCTCGAGAAAAAAACAAATCTGCTAGGACAAAGTTTTCTTGGATATCAGGATACTGATTCACATAACTCCAAATGCAACCAACGCTGTAAGGAATCCAGTATGTAGTTTCTTTTCTGAATTCTACAGCATACTGCGGCTGAAAAAGATATATATTTTTCTTCATCCTAATAGTTAGTTTTTGCCTAGGTTTTTAATTAGGTCTTTGATCTTAGACGATTCTACATTGGCTCTTACTTTACCAATGTCATCCTTGGGTGGTTCATCTGACTTGTGTTCTTCTTTGGCATCAGCAGTCACAGTGGATGTTCTTTTCAAGTTAGAGTATATGCTTGGTGCTTGTTTCTTGAATGATTGATATTCTTCATCTTCTGCTAGATCAAGTATACGCAGAGTGTCCACATTGAACTCCAAGTCTACTTTGTGTCCAACACCACTCGATGATCTTGTTTTCATAAACTGTATTTGATACTTGCCACGTTCACGCATTGCTCTGCTGGTAAAGATACCAATCACATTGTCTGCTGTTTGTATCTTTGACAAGCCACCACTGATGTGCGAATGATCAAACTCAATCTCTTCCACACTGGCTCTGTTCAACTGTGATGCTGTGATCAGCAGTGCATTCATGTCCACTGCCACGTTTCTCAACTCTTCGGACACATACTTGTCTTTGACAAATAGATCTGATGGCGACACTCTCTTGTTCATTGGCATCAGCAGATCAAGATAGTCAATCAGTATGACATCACATTTCAAGCTGTGTTGTATTTCAAACTCTTTGACATACGCTCTCACATCCAGTGCTGTGGCACCTGCGGGAATGTATTTGATTCTCAACTTGCCTGATGTCTTGGCTTTCATTTTGACCTTTAAGTCAACTGTGTCTAAGTCTTTGTATATCTCACGTGTGGGAGTCTCAGTCATCATAGCATCAATTCTCATTGCTGTCAGTTTCTCACTCAACTCCAGTGTGACATACACACAGTTCAATCCTTGCTCTGCATAGTTGCAGGCCAAGTTCTGCAAGAATAAACTCTTGCCAGCACCTGATCCGCCAGCAAATATATTCAATTCGCCTCTGTTGAATCCACCAAATAATTTTTTATCAAAGTTCTTCCAACCAGTAGGCACCATGCCGTTGTTATCTTTGAGTGCCTGCAGTCTTGCTTTAGGATCTTCGAAGTAGTCAAGACCCATGTCTTTGGTCAGTCCAACCTGCACTGCTTTCTTGATCTTGTCTTCTACAGATCCATAGTCACCTTTTTCCAACATGTCTGCTGAAGCAAGGATGGCTGAT